TCCCTCAGGTTCGTTACTGATGCCGCTACCGGTAATGCATACACGGTCAAGCTCGATCGCCATAACTTTGGCCAAATCAGCACGGATAAACGATTCAACATCCATAGACGATTGCAAGAAAAGCTTACGGCTAAAATCCGTAAAAGCGCCTAAAGTTTCTGGCGATAGTGTAACCTGGTCGAATGCTTGCTGTGACTCGGTAACTGCCGCCGATTCTGCCACCCAATAACCCGTTGCCCCGCCAGTTTGACGCGGAATGGCTATGTTACCAACCAAACCATTTAGGACTGTTGATTTATCAACTACTACTGTTTTGTTGCGTAAAACGTCGATAAAGCTTGACGCTAACAAATCAGTAGCAACAGTGTGCCCGCCAGCTGTGGCTGTACCTACTGTCAAATCCCGTTTTTGGGCTAGTACGTCATATGGTACCATGATGCCTTGTGGATCTTTTTTGGCTTTTTCGGCTGCTGCTCTTGAGCACTCAAACTCGAAAGCGGCTTTTTCCTGAAGACGCTTATCTTGTGGGTTAGCCAGTGCAGCTAGAGCACGACAGAAAGAAAACTGTTTTTGCTCCTTCTCGGTCATGCCGATATCAGGCGCTTCAGCTCTCTGTACTCCGCTACCCTGTTTTTGGCTTAGCTCGTCTAGAAGTTTTCGTTGAAAATCTTCCACCGCCCAACCTTCATCTACCGCTTTATCAGCCAACTCGTTATTATTAAACTTACGACCAAACGCATTGATCTGCTTAATTCTATCAACCTCGCTTTTTCGCGCTTGATTTTCAATAACCTGGATGTCAACTTTACTTTCAACCTTACTTTCAACCTTACTTTCAACTGATTCAATATTTTTGTTTGGCATTTCTCTACCCTCTTCAAATGATCTACCAACACCCGCTCCGACATTATCGGCGGGTATGCTTACTATTGAAACCTCGTGTGGAGTCCAATCCATCACTCGATAAGTATCGAGATCATCGTCCTTAGACTCTTCGAGTTTTACGTTATGAATACGATAACCTACGCTGATTTTTTGTCTTATCCCGTCCCGGATATCGTTCAAAATCTCGTTGGCTCGATCACTGCGCCCAAATCTTAGAACCGCGCGTCCCCGCTGGTCGGTATCGATTCTGGCACTTTCCACAACCCCAACTTGATCATCAGGATCATGGCCTACTAAGACCGGCGCCCCATCCGTAAGACGGTCTAGCCTCACAGATTCGGGGTTGTGGTCTAGTATCTCTCGACCGAAAAACCTTTCAACGGGTTCTTCGGAAGAAAAAGCGACTTCAACTAAGCGATTATCTTCTTCAGTATCGCTTTCTCTTTTTTCAATCTTCAGCGTTCGCGTTAGCGTCTCCGCTTGTATCTTCTCCAGTATTCCCGGCATTAGGCTTCACCTCTTTTGGCTCTATTCCAGCTGATTCCATCATCTCTTTATCACGTGCGATTTCACTATAAACCTGCTCTGGGTCCCGTCCGCGATCACGTATTATTTCAGAGGTTGACGCGGCGTTCATAGCTATTAACGACTCATTCGCTTTAGAATCTTTGAGCGGGTCAACCCAAGCCCAGCGGCGCGGCTGAAAACGTGGCTTGTTATATCGATCAAAGCGCGTGATATTCAGCGGTTTCCCTTTAACTTTTATATTAGAGGTTAAAAGCGCCATCCGCAACCAATCTTCATACACGTCAACAAGAAAAGCATCAATTAAAAATTCTTGTAACTCCTTCCACATTTCCCGATCTTCTAGCACGCCTGCGCGAATAGAGGAAAAGTTAACGCCCTCTAAATCATTCGCTAGCGTATTGTATGATATACCCAAACCGCTGGCCGCGCCACGCAAGCAAGCCTTTGTAAACTCGCCGTATTGATTATGCGGGTAGTCAGGGTTGAAACTCGTGAAATTATAGCCATCGGGCAATATCTCGAATGTCCCCGGGTCCGCGTCGGTAACTAAACTGCCGTCCTCTTGCTCCTCTCCGGTGTACTGTCCAGCCTCCTCGGAGCGAGTAAAAAAGCCCATTTTAGAGGCTCCGACACGTGCAGCAACTACCGCCGCGTGTTCGTAGCCGTTGAGGTTTTTTAGGCGGTTGAGCGCGGAAGCCGTCCAGGGTACGCCGCGTTTTTGTTGGATTAAATCTGGTATAAATAAGTGAAAAATCTGTTCCGATGGTACTCGGGCACGTTTCCGCTTGTACTGATCATTGATGCCGTTTTCTGTCTCTCGGTCAATAAGATGGTATGCTATCGGCTTACCGTAAGAGCTGTACTCGATCGACATATAAATGTAATTGCCGTTTTTTAAATCCTCTGAGTAGTTAACATCTAACAATTCTGGATCTAAAAGCTGTAACTGGTAACCATATTTTCCAGCGCTGCGCCCCTGCACTTTACGCGCTAAAAACTCACCATCAATAGCCATGCTCGACATAACTAAACGCTGAATATCTTGAAAACTAACTTCGCCGGCTACGTCGCAATGTTTCCGGCGACACCAGTCTAACCAAGCCTCTTCTATGGCCTGTGAGGCTAGCGGGTCTCGTGTACCGTTGTTGTTCCTAACATCTGCCTGTAATATCACGCCTTTGGGACCTACCACATTAGAGCGCACGGCTTTTACAAACCGTTTTACATAGTCGTTATTATTGGCCTGCTCTCTGCTTCTTGCGCGCATTGCTGCTAGGTTTCGCTGGATAGACTGATTAACGGGGATTGGTTGAACGCCCCAGCTTTCTGTTAAAAGGTCTGTTTTCCCGGCGTTGTAGTTGCGGACATAAACGCGCTTTTGTTTTGGCTGCTCTTCTTGCGCCGTTTCGGGTTGTGACTCTCGTTTTTTAAACCATCCAAACATCAGAACCGAACCCTCACCAAGTTAGATTTTCCAGCGCCGTTATTTATTCGCTCCGCCTGCACTTCCTGGCGATAGAGCGCGCTATAGTGGCTATGCCACTCTATAAGCTCAGTTGCTGGGATCTTAGAAATTGATCGCCCATTGATAGAGTAGGAAAGTTGATCCTGGGTAGCCCGGCCCTGTAGCGTGGCCTCTAGCGCGTCTAATGTAATTTTGACGTGTGAGCGCGTATCTACTGCCCCGCGCGTTAAATCAGGCAATAACTTTATTGTACCCGAGCCAACGGTGAAACGATCCGAGCCGGTTGTAACGTGCGCCTGGTAGGCGTAGGTGCCTGGCTGCCATGTTCGCGTAACAGTAGGCAGAACATTAGCGAGGAAATAACCGTCGCCGTTGTCGGTGCATGTTATCTCGTAGATATGATCTGAGTTTACAAGCGTATATCCGAGCGTATCGGTTGCCGGGTCGTAGTCAGTGAGCCACTTTTTAAATTTAAAAGTGTCACCAACTCTAAATTCTAAAGGTTCAGTTTTTGGTATCTCTGCTGCCATACTCACCAACTGGACGCAAAACCGCGTCGGTTTGACCTTCGTCTATGTTGTTTACGCGCACGCGGCGCCCCATCATTAGGTTTTTCCGCAACCGCTGCTTTTTCTTCAACGGGTGCCGGTTCTGTTTTTTGCTCATCTGTTACGCGATCGACCAACGCCGACCAGACCGGGTTTAGTATTTTAAGCGCTGCGTAAGCGTAGACGCGACAGTCTAGTGCCTCATTCCTGGCCCGGTCTGGTTTGACCCAAGATCGCGTAGCCTGACCCTGTTTGTATCGCGTAACCAGTTTTTCGCTTGTTAGCTGTTTAAAATAATCCTCGTCCCGATCTTCGGGGAACCTGCAATAACCTGGCGCTCCAGGTTCTTTTAGCTGTAGCCGTCGCATAATCGTAAGCTTTACGCCGTCTACGCCGACATGGTATAAGTCTACCTTTCGTTTTTCGCGCCCGCTTACCCGCTTCATCGGGTTAGACACTATCGGTACGCCTTCGCCGCCTCGACCCTTTATTGCGAATATACGATCCTTTCTCCGCGTTTTGCAGTAGTCATAAACGCGCGAGGTGTGGTGCCCGCCGCTATCTACGCATGTAGCGGCAATCTGATACAGGCCGTTAGCACTATTATAGCAACTGTTCAGGTATGAATCGAGTTCAGCCCAAATTCCCTGATCAACAGGGTCGTCAGGATCACCATAGATAACCCGATAATCTATATTCGCGCTCCGCTCTTCTTCATCCCATGCTACAACCTCTATTTCTAGCCGGTCGTCCTGCACGTCTACGCCGGCTGTTAGCACCCAAAAATCAGGCGGTACTTGGTCGGGGTACACTTCGCGGCGCGCGTACAGCTCGTGATCGTTAGCGCTTTCTCCATCTTCTTCCCACGTCTCCGCTAAACTCACATTAACAAATGACTGAAGGTCACCAGCGGCCTTTTTATCTAAAAAACTTTGAACAATATCCTTCCACTTTCGAAAAGGCGAATATAGTTCATTTAGATGAAAACCGGCGTGGCCTTTAAATGGTTTTTCAGCGATCCATTCCCCGTATTTTAGCGCTATAACCTTCTCGGTGTCCGTCCATTGATGGTCGCAAAACTCACATTGATAGTAAGCTGTCAGCGGGTCGTGATCTCCTAACTCATCCTTTTCCCACTTTACGTTACCCCATTTTAGTATTTGCTTTTCATTGCAGCTTGGACATGGCACGTAAAAGCGGCGTTGGTCGCTCACTTCATAGCTTTTTTCAATGCGGCTAATGCCCTTGATTGTTGGCGTTGAGGTCTCCACGAGTTTCCGAGCGTCGCCGAACGTCGCGGCCCGTTGCCATAGCAGCTGAACAGGATCACCCTCAGCGTTGAACTCGTAGCCGTCTATTTCGTCGCATAGTATAACTCCTGCCGATCTACCACGCTGAGTATTGGGTGAACCGGACCACGAAAACATCAAGTAACCGCCCGGGTATGATTTCATAGTTTTATTGTTTACGCCCTCACGGCTTCGAGGCTTCGCTACGCGCTCATATATAGCGGGTGTCTCGTTAATTAACGGCGTTAGCTTCGCTTCGATCCAGGTATTCAAGTCGGTTTGCGTTGGGTGCATAACCATAATTGATTTTGGGTCCTGGTGGATATAGTAACCAATGGTGTTATTGATCAACCCATCGGTCTTACCTGTTTGAGCGCCCCACATTAGCGTTATTCGCTGGACGCTAGGGTTACTGATTAGGTCCATCGGCTCTTTTTGATAGGGGACGCGAGCGGTGCGCCACGGCCCCGGCTCAGCATTAGCTTGTGAAATCACACGGTGTTCGTCGGCCCATTCACTTACTGTTAGTTTTGTTGGTGGCATTAGATAACTGATTGCCTCGGTCAGCCGCCGCCTCAATTCCGCCGCACTCGATGATAAATCTATTTTTAACTTCTTTGAATATTGACTCAATCTCTTCTCCAATGATTTGCGCCATGCGTTCCGATGTTTCACCCATTAAAATGGGCGGTAGACGCTTTGGTAACTGCATCATTCTTGTTTTTATATTTACGTAATCGTTAGCAACCTCTCTGATTACCTCGTCTATCTCTACAAAAAGCCCGGCCTCTTTTCCGGCCTTGAGCCCGGCAAGCTGCGCGTCCGCTTCCGCTTTGCGCTTTTTGATCTCATCGAGACTACCGCCCCGATTTTTTTCTTTATCTCGTAGCCAATTGATCACAGCGCCGGTTTCGAACTGGTATTCCTTACCATGACCACCTTGGACCGCGACCGGGCAGCCATCACGCATATGGGATTCAAAAGTCCGGAGCGTTATGCCTAAAAT